TAAAAGCTCTTCAAGAACGTAAAACAGGAGTCTATGCGGCTGACTGGAGTCTAATTCAGAGTTTAAACACGTTACTTTTGACGCATTTAACCTTAGTGACCATCTTAGATACAATATCTACCTCACAAAAAAGAACAGCACTAGCCAGTAAAATAGGACAAAAAGTATATGACGAAATAAACTTTGCTAAACTTAAAGTTAAGTTCCCTGTTTGGTGGAAAAAAGTAGAAAAGCAGATAAACAAAAGGGTATCTTATGGATATAAACGCAATTATGCTGTCAGAGCTGCCAATGCGGAATTTGGTAAATCATGGCAGGAAAACCTGTCAACAACATCTAAAATACATATCGGTTTGGCCCTTTTGGAAAGCTTTAGGCAAACGACAGGACTCATTGAATACACAAGACAGCGTACTGGTACTAGAAGGTGGCAGTATATGGTCCTGCCTACTAAAGAAGCTTTTAATTGGATAGACAGAGTAAATACAAAGGCTTCTCTATTGTCTCCTTTCTACCTACCTTTAATCGACAAACCTTTAGATTGGATAAACTTAGATACAGGAGGTTACAAGTTTCCTGCTGAAGTTAACTGGGGTCTTATAAAAGGCAGACAAAGATATGATAAAAGTTCAGACTATAACCTTCTATATAAAGCAGCTAATGTTTTACAAAGGGTTCCACATAGGGTTAACCCTTGGGTTACTGAAGTTGCCTCTAATGTCTTTGTTAAAAGTGTCAAAGAAGTAGAAGACCTTAAGGATAACTATAGTAAAGCCCTGCTTGAGACCAATTGTACTCTTGAGTATAGACGGTGTCAAGCTAAATATCACGGTGACAGGTTAAAGTTGCTGCCTGAACGTATAAAAACTGATAACACGTTGAGTCTCGCAAGACGCTTCAGTAATACTGACATTTACTTCCCTGTCCAGTCTGATTTTCGCGGTAGACTATATTATGCACCTCGCTATCTTAATCCTCAAGGGACTGATTTAGCTAAAGGCTTGTTACAATTCGCAACACCAACTTCAGTTAAAAGTTGTGAACATTGGTTTTTAATTGGAGGTGCAAATTCATATGGAATAAAAGGCAGTCTTGAGGAGCGACAAGAGTGGGCCATTAAACATGAAAAACAAATCAAGCGTGTTGCTAACGACCCGTTAGGATATCCTTGGTGGAAAGAAGCAGCTTCACCTTATCAATTCCTAGCTTGGTGCAATGAGTTTGCTCAATGGATTTCTGATCGAATACGTTTCAAAACAATGTTACCTGTAAGGTTAGACCATCACGCATCAGGCTTGCAGATTGTCGCCTGTATGGAAAAAGATGAAACACTAATGAGGCTCACAAATGTAGCTTCAGTCGTGTATCCAAATGACATCTACAATTGCATACTGAAACAGATCACAGACCGCTTAAAAGCGTCACACAGGCCCGAAGATCACCAATGGTTAAACATGGGTGTTGACCGTTCACTTATAAAATCTTTAACAGTCAGTCTGATGTATGGTGGAAGTTACTATGGGTTAGAAAAAATCCTAATCAATTGGTACGTGCAGCACCCTGATGATGTTTTTAAAAGAGACGTTTATTTTGAAGCTAAAAAATTTATCGATAATTACCATGAAGCTTTAAATATAGTTTCTCCTGTCCCATTAAAATTCTTAAGCGACATAAGAAGCCAACAAGGTGATCAACTACTATCATTTAAATCACCGAGTGGCTTCACAGTTTACAATGATTATAAAAAATATTCTTCTTGTAGGATCAAGACTACCATAAATAAAGAAGTAGTTGTAGCACGTGCTAACATAGAAAAAGCAGAGTTCAATCAACGTGCTGCTCGTCAGGCTTTACCTGCTAACAAAGTACACACTTATGATGCAGCCTTGCTCCACAAAGTTGTTACGGCACATGACTGGCCTTTAATACAAACACTTCATGATTGCTATAGCATACCTCCTCAAGACTGTGATAAAGTTCAACAAACAATACAAAAAACCATCAATGATATTTTTAATGTTGACGTGCAACAAGACATGTTATACGTTGCGTCCTGACGTCACGAGATCGACCAATTTAACATCTCAAAGCGTCCTTTAAAGAGAGATGAAAAATCAAAAACTGACTACTGGAACGGGTATCGCTATGTACCCGTATTTGTTTTCCCCCGATACTAAATTCAGCACAGAAGGTGTCTTCTGTTTGAATCTTCGGTTGGATATGGTTGAAGGTAAGAAACTTGCCAAGCAACTAGAGACGCAACAAAAGGATCACATCAAGGAAGCGACTGCTGCTACAGGTAAGAAGCCTTCCAGAATAAATCCGTATCCTTGGAAAGAAGTTGAAGACAATAACGGGGAGCCTTGCATGGACTTCAAGTTTAAGTTGAAACCTTCTTTCAAAACAAAAGCAGGAGAAATTGTAAAGCAACGTCCTGCTGTGTTTGATGCATCCCTTAAACCACTCACTGAAGAGTGTCGTTTAGGAAATGGTTCAAAGATTAAAGTTAACTTCAGTGTTATACCTTACAACACAAGTATGGGTTGTGGCATCTCACTGAGATTACATGCCGTCCAAGTTTTAGATTTGGTTCAGTACAACAATGGTGAAAGCGATACTGGAGGTTTCAGTATTGAAGAGGGCTTTGTTGCACCTGAGTCGGAACGTGTGCCTGCAGACGCGACCAACAAGCAGGACGCACCACAGGAAGAGATATCTGACGCCAGTTCATTCTAGGTAGTAGTCAGCCTGATGGCTGGTAGTGATATGCCTGTGTACAAAAGTAAACTCGAAAAGAATATGGGGTGTCTATTGGAGACAATGGGCATCCCGTATTCCTACGAGCCTCTCCGAATCCCTTATGTTAAGGAACATTATTATGTACCTGACTTCTACATTGACGAGAGATACTTCATAGAAACCAAAGGTCGTTTCCTTCCGATTGATCGTAAGAAACATCTTCTGGTACGGGAGCAAAATCCAGACATCGATATCCGCTTTGCATTTCAGAATCCCAACGGGAAACTGAACAAAGGTTCAAAGACCACTTATGGTGAGTGGTGTGAGAAAAATGGTTTCAAATGGTGCGGTAAAAAAGTTCCTAAAGAATGGTTCTCATAAGACCAACCAAGGCTACCCACGCCATACTCCAGACGTCCGATAAAAAGAAGGCAATTGTTGCCATCAATGACTTGGACACTCTTGAAGGAGTTTCAGGAACCCTTAAATGGATGCGGCTGACTAAGACTGAGAGAGAAGTTTTAGGTACAATAGAATTTGACGGAAAAATAGACGAGATAACAAGTGACTACAAAAACAAACGACAACGAAAACGCTAACTTCATCAAACATGTTCCCTGTATGGAATGTGGTTCTTCTGATGCAGTTGCACTATATGATGATGGACATGGATACTGCTTTAGCTGTAACCACCACTACCCTAACTACGATTCACCTGATACCGTAGTTCCAAAACCCAATGCTCCTACAGCATCCCATGATGGACTCACTGATTTAACTTTTGCATCACTGCCTGCAAGAAAGATTAGTGAAAAAACTTGTAGGTTCTGGAACTACCAAATAGGGGATTATCAAGGACGCCCCTGTCAGGTAGCAAACTACAGGATCAACGATTCAGTAGTAAGTAAGGTCAGGTTTTCTGACAAAAATTTTCTTCAAGTTGGTAAAGGTAAACTGCCATTGTATGGCTCATGGCTTTTTCAACGTGGAGCTAACAGTAAACAAGTGGTTGTAACTGAAGGAGAAATAGATGCGATGTCTCTTTCACAACTACAAGAAAACAAATGGCCTGTAGTCTCCATACCTAATGGTGCTGCAGGTGCGGTTAAAGCTTTTAAGGATAACTTAGAGTACCTCGAATCTTTTGAGTCAGTTGTCATCATGTTTGACTCTGATACTGTAGGTAAAGAAGCTGCAGAAAAATGTGCCCAAGTCTTATCTGTAGGAAAAGCAAAGATCGCTTCACTTCCGCTTAAAGATGCTAACGAAATGTTAGTAGCTGGACGTGGGTCTGAACTTATTCAGTTAATGTGGAACGCTTCACCTTGGAGGCCTGATGGAATCATTAGTGGCTCTGACATGTGGGATAACTTAACTACCGAAGAAACATGTGTTGCTCACATGTACCCTTGGGCTGCATTGAATGAGATGACAATGGGTTTACGTGAAGGAGAAATCGTTACTCTCTGTGCAGGGTCAGGGATCGGTAAGTCAGCGGTCTGTAAAGAAATGGCCTATAATTTGTTACGTACAGGTGAATCAGTAGGCTACATTGCTTTAGAAGAATCAACTAAACGCACTGCTCTAGGAATAATGGGCCTCCACATAAATAAACCTATTTATCTTAACCCTGCTGAAGCTGAAGAAGCTGAGATGAAGGAAGCTTTTGAAGCAACTGTAGGTAGTGGACGTTATTATACATATGACCACTGGGGATCGATGGGTGAAGATAACTTATTATCAAAAATAAGATATTTAGTAACAGGAGTTGGGTGCAAAATAATTTTCTTGGATCACTTGTCCATCGTGGTTTCTGGGATGGAAGGCGGGGATGAACGCCGAATGATTGACAACACAATGACAAAGCTGCGAAGCCTTGTGGAGGAACTGAGGTTCGCACTGGTGTTAGTCAGCCATCTTAAGAGACCTGATGGGCGAGGACATGAAGAAGGGGCACGTACTTCACTGGCACAGTTACGAGGATCAGCAGGAATAGCTCAGTTATCTGACATGGTGTTTGGACTTGAGAGAAACCAACAAGACGCAGCAGTCAGTAAGATTACAACCATTCGTGTGCTTAAGAACAGATGGTGTGGAAGAAATGGAGTAGGAGCTACACTAGAGTTTGATGAAGATACAGGACGTTTAACTGAAGCACTTAATTTACCAGAGGAAGGAGAAGAAAATGATCAGAACGATTTTTGATATTGAAACTGATGGTCTCCTTGATGAGGTTAAAAACTTATGGTGCATTGTGTGCCGTGATGCAGACACTGGAGAGGTAACAACTTACGGCCCTGACCAAGTTGATGAGGGTGTTCAGCACCTTATAAATAGTGACGAACTTATAGGTCATAACATAATAAACTATGATGTCCCTGCACTTGAGAAATTAGGCTACAGAACAAACTCTTTTCCAAAGCTGACTGACACGTTAGTTATGTCACGTCTGATACATACTAATCTAGCTGAACAAGACAGAGTTAAAAACCTTAAGGAAGAATACATCCCTAGTAAGATGATTGGATCACACTCCCTTAAGGCTTGGGGTCACCGTTTAGATTGTCACAAAGGTACATACATTGAGGAGCATGGTTACGATCATTATTCTGAAGGGATGCTTGTGTATTGTGTACAGGACACTGAAGTAACTTATCAACTGTACCACAAGTTAAACAGTGAAGGATGGGATTCTAGATGCCTTGTGCTAGAACATCAGTTTGCTTACTGCATGAGTAAGATGGAACGCCAAGGATTTTCTTTTGATATCCTAAAAGCACGTGACCTATACGTTAAACTATCATGTCGAAAGTTGGAGCTTAACGAGAAACTTCAACTACTATTTCCACCTGACAGTGTGAACATGAAATCTCATTTATGGACAACACCTGATGGAAATATATATGAGACTAAAAAGTCTGCTAAAGCTGCAGGCTTCAAAGATTCAGAGATATCTAAAGGACCTTTAAAAACAAAGAGCATCCCTTTCAACCCAGCCAGTCGAGACCACATTGCTGATCGACTTCAGCGATTAGGATGGAAGCCCAAAGATTTTACTAACGAAGGTAAGCCGAAGGTAGATGAGTCAGTACTAAACGCCATACGTTTAAGCAACGATGAAGGTGCTTGCACTTCTTTGCAGGAATACTTGCTACTAGTAAAACGAATGGGTCAACTTGCGGAAGGCCAACAAGCATGGATGAAGCTAGAAAAAAACAGCAAACTTCATGGAAGAATAAATCCTAACGGTGCTGTAACAGGGCGTTGCACTCACTCCACACCTAACATGGCACAAGTTCCACGTGTTGGTTCACCTTATGGAGAGGAGTGTAGAAGTCTTTTCAAAGCGTCTGAGGGGTATACTCTTGTTGGTTGTGATGCAAGTGGACTAGAACTACGATGTTTAGCTCACTTCCTGTCACCCTATGATGCTGGAGACTATACTAAAAAACTATTACAAAGTGATATCCACGTGGAGAATCAAAAGGCTGCTGGTCTGCCAACTAGAGACGCAGCTAAACGGTTTATTTACGCCTTCCTCTATGGAGCAGGAGACGAGAAAATTGGAGAAGTTATTGGAAAAGGGAGGGCAGCGGGGAGGGTTATTAAGGAAACTTTCCTCAAAAGATTACCAGCATTAGCTCAATTAAAGTCTTGCATCAGTGATACTTTACAGTCTAGAGAATACCTGAAAGGGTTAGACGGAAGGAAACTTTATATACGTTCTGAGCATTCTGCTCTAAACACCTTACTTCAGTCAGCAGGTGCTGTCATTATGAAGCAGGCTACGGTTCACCTTTATCAGAATCTAACTAAAATGGGGTTAGAACACGGTAAAGACTGGGGAATTGTGGCTCATGTGCATGATGAATTTCAAATGGAAGTCAGCCCTGAAAGGGTTGAACTTGTGGTGTCCGAGGCAGTCGAATCCATCAAGCAAGCAGGAGTCACCCTTGGATTTAAGTGCCCTCTTGACGGGGAAGCTAGGGCTGGAAAAAACTGGGCCGAAACTCACTAGGTATGAAGTCATGGGAATAGCTGCTGAACACCTGATACAAGCCCGATTAATAGCTAAAGGTTGTGTCATCTCCCAACCATCAATCACTACAGGCTATGACCTGATGTGTGACTGGGAAGGCGTGATCAATAGATTACAATGTCGATCAACTTTAAGTACCCAATGTACTGGAGAGAACAGACGCATTTACTACCGCATTAAAACAGGAGGACGTATCGGGAATTACACAGTACTGGTAGTATATGTTATCCCAAAAGATAAACTTTATTTTATTCCTTGGGATGTTGTCAGGAAAACACAGACCATAAGCATACCTACTAAAGGTAAATGTAAATACGATAAATACAAAGAGAACTATGAAATACTTAAGACGACCCACTAAAGTAATCATACTTAATCAAACATTCAAAATTGAATGGGTCACTGCTGCAGATGATCACGGTTTTGTTGATCTAAACAAATGTGTTATACAGATTGCAAAAGGTTATCCCAAAGAAACAACTGCTGACACATTGCTCCATGAAATAATACACGCAGTCAATCACGTCATGGACGTCAATGATAAGACAACTGAAGAACAAGCAACCACACGTTTAGCAACTGGTCTTTGCACAGTGTGGAAACACAATCCTAAAATTTTTGAGTGGCTACACAGACAACTTACATGAATACAACATTGTTAATAGATGGGGATATAGTCGCTTACAAACACGCATCAGGTGCTGAAGAAGCCACTGATTGGGGCGATGATTTTTGGACGCTACACACTGACACAAAGAAAGCGAAAAAATTAATGAACAGTGAGATAGAACAACTAGCCACTGCTCTGTCTGCTGATAAAATAGAAATAGCATTATCAGCTAGTAATAACTTCAGGCATGACGTTGACGGAACGTATAAAGCTAGTCGTAAAAAATCTAGGAAACCAATAGGTTTGCCTTGCTTACGTGAAGAATTAGTAACTGTGTGGAAAGCACAAGTTCATGACAAATTAGAAGCAGATGATCTGTTAGGGGTGTGGGCAACTGACCCTATGTACCATGCAGGCACAAAGAAAATCATTGTGTCTGTAGACAAAGACATGAGAACTATACCCTGCTATTTATTTAATCAGAACCATCCTGAACTAGGTGTAGAAACCATATCCAAAGAATCTGCAGACTGGAATCATTTGTATCAAACATTAATTGGAGACAGCACTGACGGGTACAGCGGTTGCCCTACTATTGGGCCTGCTAAAGCCAAGCGTATTTTAGACGCCTCTCCAACATGGGAGCAGGTTGTTAAAACATTTGCTGCACAAAATTTATCCGAAGAAGACGCACTTAAACAAGCTCGCCTTGCTAGGATACTAAGAATAGAAAACTATAACTTAAAAAAGAAACAAATAAAGTATTGGGAGCCATGAAACTAATTGGATTAAGCGGTAAAAAACAGTCTGGTAAAGACTCTATATACAGAATTGCAGCAGACTCATTAAGATCACGTGTCGGCCGTGTAGGATTTGCTGACGCAGTTAAGCATGAAGTGAGTGAAGTCACTGGGTTCAGAAGAGACTTCATTGAAAAACATAAAAGCGAATTTAGGACATTACTTCAAGTCTGGGGCACTGAATTTAGGAGGCATTTTTTTGGAAATGATTACTGGATTGAGAAGATGGAAACAGTCATAGAAAATAGTAAAGAACACTACGACTACATGTTTATAACTGATGTTCGTTTCAGCAATGAGGCTGAGTTTATCAAAAGTCATAACGGACTGTTGGTCAAAGTAGAAAGAAGGTTGGACACGTATCAAAACATACAGGATGCAATAGCATCAGTAGATAGTCACGCTTCTGAGAACGATATGAATGATTATTCTAATTATGATTATGTTTTAAACAACAACGGCACAGAGAAAGAACTACAGGATTCTGTAAAATCTATGCTAGAAACTTTAAACATTTTGAAAAATGCCGCTTGACCTTCCAGTTAACTATGCTAATGAGAAGTTGCCTCCAGTAACTGAGGAACTTATAGTGTGGCTAAAAGCGGTATATCCTGATCGAATGCCTGAAATGGATGTAGATCAAGACACTATTAAATTTAAACAGGGTCAAATCTCTGTGGTTAAGACACTTATAAGTATACAGGAAGAATTAAAAGACAATGTGCTTCGCTAAACGTCCTAAAACAATAAAGCCTCCAGCCCCTGCACTGCCTCCAATGCAGCCTAATAAACCTGCTGAAGTTGACAGATCACCTAAAAAGATTGCAACTCAAGGGGATAAAAAAAGACGTAGAGGAACACTACGAAATAAACAACTAGTAATTACACCTTCAGGAGTCAATCAATCAAACAGTGGTGGTGTTGGGATATATAACTAATGCACGAAGGCTCATTAAAAACTTATTATCAAGCGTGTGAAAATCATAGAGACGCTTTTCTCCGTAGGGCTAGGGACGGGGCGAGTTTTACTATTCCTTATCTTGTGCCTCCCGATAGCAATGGCCCTCACACTGATTACCCTACCCCATTCCAAGGAATTGGAGCTAGAGGAGTAAACAATCTCGCATCTAAGTTATTATTAGCATTACTTCCCCCTAATTCTCCTTTCTTTAGGCTTTTAATAGATAAATTTGAGTATGAAAAAGCGAGTGACGGACAAGCAGACCCCGCACTTAAGACTGAACTTGAAAAAGGTTTGGCTGAGATTGAGAGGGCAGTCCAGAGTGAGGTTGAAACGTCTTCAATACGAGTTGGAGTCTTTGAAGCACTCAAACAATTAATAGTTGCTGGGAATGTATTACTTTATGTACCTGATAAGGGAGGTTTAAGAGTATTTAATTTAGATAGATACGTCTGTAAGCGTGATCCTATGGGTAACGTTCAGTCAATTATCATTAAAGAATCTATTGATCCTGATGTTTTACCTACTTCTGTTAAAGAACGGTTAGAAGCTGCAGGTGATCCTACATCTTATACTCCTAACGGAAGCATTAAAAATAAAGTTGTCGATGTATATACAGGTGTATACCGAAGTGACGGTAAGTGGGTAGTACGTCAGGAAGTAGCTGATATTGATATACCTGAAGCTAGAGGGCAGTATGCTTTAGATAAAAACCCTTGGATGCCTTTACGTTATACTCGAATAGAGAATGAAGACTATGGACGAGGTTTTGTCGAAGAATATATAGGTGACTTACAGTCTCTTGAAGGTTTAACTCAAGCTATTGTCGAAGGCTCTGCTGCTGCAGCTAAAGTTTTATTTTTATGTAATCCAAATGGAACCACACGCCCACGCATTCTGGCTAATTCTCCTAACGGTGCTATTGTTCAAGGCAATGCACAAGATGTCACAGTCCTGCAGATGGAAAAATTTGCCGACTTCAGAGTGGCTCAAGAAACTGTAGAGCAGATAAAAGAACGACTTGGATTTGCTTTCTTAATGAACACTTCAGTTCAAAGGAGTGGAGAACGTGTGACTGCAGAAGAAATACGCTTCATGGCTCAAGAGTTAGAAGATGTTTTAGGTGGAGTTTATTCTATCTTATCTCAAGAATTTCAAATGCCATTAGTTAACAGACTGATGGACCGCATGTCTAAATCAGGAAGACTTCCTAAATTGCCTAAGAAAATAGTAAAGCCAACTATAGTTACAGGGCTTGAGGCTTTAGGGCGTGGACATGATCTGAACAAACTAGATAGTTTTGTTTCAGGAGCTAGTCAACTTTTAGGTGATCAGTTTTCTACGTATGTAAACATGAGTGATTACTTAAAAAGACGTGCTACATCTTTGGGTATTGATGTTGAGGGCCTGATTAAATCTGAAGAAGAGATACAAATGGAACAACAACAGGCGGCACAACAGGCAATGGCTCAACAAGTAGCACCTAATGTAGCGAATGCTGCAGGTAAAATGGCTAGTGAAAATCCAGAGCAGCTACAGGCAATGGCTCAAGCTGCTGCAGAACAAACACAAGAGTAATGTGTACTAATAAAGACTGTTTTGATGACTGCTGTAAAGGCGGGTGTAAAAAGAAATCTAAATAAGATGCCAGCAAAAGGAAAATACAACGATTATAAAAAAGACCCACGAACTATCTCTAGAAAAGACATGTCAAAGTGGTCTGAGAAACGTAAAAAAGAATACATGGCTGCTGCTAAATCAGAAGCTAGAGAGTTTCAACGTAAAGAAGCTTTAAAAGCTCCCCCAAGTAGGAAGCAAGCCATAAGAGAACACCTTAAAAATGAAGCAGGTAAAAAAGTTGCACCTGTAAGGAAAAAGCACAACAAGTATTACAAGTAATTTATGGAGAGAGTAATTATAAACGACCAAGAAACTCCTGCAGATGATCCTCAAGTTACTGAGACAACAGCAGAAGAAACAACACAACAAGAGGAAGTCCAACAGACAGACAGACCAGAATGGTTACCTGAAAAGTTTGGAAGCCCTGAAGAACTTGCAAAAGCCTATGGCAGTCTTGAAAAGAAATTCTCGTCTAAACAAGCGGAAGAACAAGGCTTACTCACAGACGCTGACTTTGAACAATACTCAAATGAGTACAATCAGAACGGAGGCTTAAGTGATAAAGCGTATGAAGACTTAGCCAAACGTGGCTTGTCTAAAGATTTAGTAGATAATTACATTAAAGGACAAGAGATATCACAGCGACAAGAACTAAACAGTATGTATGATTTAGTCGGTGGTGAAGAAGCTTATAAATCAATGACGTCATGGGCTTCTGAAAACATGGACCAAGATGAGTTAGACGCATTTAACAATGCGGTCCAAGGTGATCTTTCTACTGCTAAATTAGCTATAAAAGGTATGCATGCTCAGTACAATGCAGCAGGAGGTGAAGCACAGCAGCCTACATTATTTCAAGGAGGCAAAGCACCAAGCGTTGGAGGTTATGGTTCTCTTTATGAAATGAAAGAAGACATGAAAGACCCTCGATATAAAGCAGGTGACAGACAGTTTCACGCGATGGTAGAAAAACGTTTATCAATGTCAGGAGATATAATATGAGTCAACAAATAGAAAAAAAAGCAGGGTATAAGTCTACTGAATTCTGGTTAAGTCTTGTTGCTGTTCTAGTAGGAGCAGTAGCAAGTTCAGGACTAGTAGAAAGTAGTGAGTTTGCGACCAAAATTGTAGGCCTTATTGCAGCTACATTAGTAGCATTAGGTTATACAGGGTCACGACTGACCTTAAAGAAACATGCATTAGATGCAGAAGTTAAATTAAACGGTGGAGATACTAATAGTAATACTGAAGGAGATACTGAAACTCCTAAT